ATACCGATGCTTTAAGATGGGCAGTAAAAAATATTAAATATACAACCGGAGTTCGCTCAAGAGGATTAAAAAGCCAATCGGCAATTTTTGGATATAGACCAAAGGTTACTATGAGGCAAGACTTTTGCAGCTCAACAAGTATGATTAATAATTTTCCAAAGCAGCACTATTTTATTACAGAATACGCTAAAAAGCTAACAGAATATTATAGGCAATATTTTCCTGAAATATTTGAAATTCACGAAAACATTGTTAAAGAAAAAATATTAGGGGAATGGATGATAGATGGCACTCCATTTACAAGTGGTATCGTAAATAAAGATAATCCTTTAAAATACCATCACGACGCCGGAAATTTTAAAGGGGTATTGTCAAATATGGTTGCCTTTAAAAAAGGTATGAAAGGAGGGAGGCTTGTTTTTCCTGAATATAATATTAAGCTTGAAATAGATGATAATACCCTATCAGTTTTTGATGGCCAAAGTATTTTACACGGAGTAACTAACTTTGAAAAAGAAAATGAAGAGGCATATCGATATACAATAGTATATTATTCGCTTGAGCAAATGTGGAGATGTGATTCGGTTAATGAGGAGTTAAATAGAATTAGAAAAAAGAAAAAAGAGAGAGAATTTAAAAGATTAGACCCAGAGCATTTAAAAACTTTAGTTAAAAGAAAGCAAAGCCTTGATACCGCTTCTGACAAGGAATATAATGCACACTTTAATAATAAAAAAGATGAATAACGAAAATTTAGTTCCATTTCAAAAAGGCAAATCAGGCAATCCTGCCGGCCGACCAAAAGGAATACCAAATAGCAAAACAAGACTTTTGAGATTATTGGAATTGGTTACAACAACCAAAAACCCTGTTACCGGCGAAATGGAAGAATTTTCTATTGCCGAGCAATTGGATATGAAGATAATAGCAAAGGCTATGAAAGGCGATATTAGAGCATATCAAGAGTTATTGGATAGACTTGAGGGAAAATCAAAGCAAACTACCGATATTAATGCAAATATTCAAGGGAACATTCAAATAGTAATAGAACCTGATGCAAATTGCGAACCAATTAAAAATTAAAGTTACTCCCGTATTTTATGCTAACAAAAAAGCATATGAGGAAGGATATCCTGTTATTTGCAACGAGGGTGGCACTCGTTCAAGCAAGTCGTATTCAGTTGTTCAGCTTTTAGTATGGATTGCTTTATCAACTGAAAGAATTAGAATTTCAATAGTATCGCATTCGCTTCCGCACATTAAAAGAGGGGTTTACAGGGATTTTAGAAAAATAATGGAAGATTGGCAGCTATGGGATGAAAAAAAGTTTAGCTATTCCGATTTTATATTTACGTTTGATAATGGTTCTTATATTGAATTATTTGGATTAGAAGACGAAGGCAAAGCACGTGGACCGGCAAGAGATATTTTATTTATAAACGAAGCCAACCTAATTAAAAAAACCCTATACGACCAATTGTTAATGAGAACAACAGGTCAAACCTTTTTGGATTGGAACCCTGCCGATTTTGTATCTTGGGTTTACGAGGTAGCCGATGAGCCTAAAAACAAAAGAATACACTCAACATATTTAAACAACATATCTAACTTGACGGAAAGTCAAATAAAAAATATTGAGCAATACAAGGATTTGCCCGATGACTTTATGTGGAAGGTTTATGGATTAGGCGAAAGAGGAGCAGCAAAAGAATTAATTTATACGCAATGGAAGCAATATGATGAAGCACCAAGCGGAGATGTGTTCTATGGATTAGACTTTGGATATGTACACCCCGCAGTTTTAGTTAAAGTAACTCATCACGAAGGGCAGAATTATTTTGAAGAGATTATTTATCAAAGCGGTTTAACGCTATCCGACTTGACAAGATTAATAAAGGAAAAAATACCTGACAGAGCAACAATTTACGCAGATGCTGCCGAACCAAAATCAATTGAGGAACTTTATAGGCAAGGATTTAATATTAAACCTGCTCAAAAAGATGTATGGGCGGGTATTGTTAAAATGAAATCATATCCTATAAATATTCATTACAATAGTCAAAATTTGAAGCGTGAATTTATGTCTTATAAGTGGAAGAAGGATAAAAACGACAATGTAATAGAAGAACCTGTTAAGGCAAATGATGATGCTATGGATGCTTGTAGGTATGCAGTATTTACTCATTTAACTGCTCCTAAATTTCAGGTGGCAGTTTGGTAGCATATTTTTACTAACTTTGAACTTAAATGTACATATATGGGATTATTTGATTTTCTATTAAAAGCAAAATCACCGGCATCCAAACCTTTACAATCAGTTTTACCTTCTCGTGGACCATTAGGTTCAATGGTAAGCATTGAAAGGGGTATCGTAACTTGGCAAGGAGCTGATGCTCAAAGCTACGTTAATGATGGATATGTTGGAAATGATATTGTTTACTCTATTGTAAGATTAATTAGTGAAAAAGCAAAGATTGCTCCATTTCACGTTTATAAAGAAATAGACCCCGTAGCTGCAAAAAGATATAAGGCTTTAATGGCAAGTCCAGACAAGATTGAGAATTGGAAAGAGATAAAAGACTTACATAAAAAAGCGTTTGAAATATATGAAGGCGATACTCGCTTAAATGAATTATTACAGTTCCCTAACGAAGAAGATACTTGGTCCGATTTAGTTGAACAATGGTGTGCGTTTAAATTAATAACAGGAAATTCTTTTATTTATGGAAAACTTATTGAAGCAGGAGCAAACAAAGACAAGCCATTTCAACTCTACGCACTCCCAAGCCAGTTTATGGCAATTAAAGCAGATGTTGAGGTATTCCCTCCAACAAGGGTGGGATATCAATTATACTATGGTAAATTATGGAGTTTTGATACAAAAGAAATCCTTCACGACAAATACTTCAATCCACAATGGAATATTACCGGAAATCAGCTCTACGGACAATCTCCATTAAAGGCAGCTTCACGAACTTTAACACGTTCAAACGAAGCTAAGACTGCGGCGGTTTCTGCATTCCAAAATGGTGGACCTGCGGGAGTATTGTTTATGAATGACGACAGATTTGATCCAATAAGTGGTGGTGACCAAGCGGCAGCTTTAAAGAAATCAGTTAGCGAAAAAGCCGGAAGCCAAAACTTTAACCAAATAGCAGTTTCAGGTTATAAAGTAGATTGGAAAGAAATCGGGTTAAGTCCTGTTGAATTAGGAATTATTGAAAGTGAGAAATGGGATATGGTGGCTTTATGTAATATTTACGGAGTACCGGCACAACTTTTAAACGATTCTACTAATAAGACTTACAACAATCAAATGGAAGGAGAAAAAGCATTAACGACTCGTTGTGCTATTCCTTTATTGATTTCATTAAGAGATAACTTTAATCGTAAAATACATACTGATTGGGGTTATAAAGGAGAAAATGTTTATATAGATTTTGACTTATCAGTTTATAGAGAATTAGATGCTAATAAAAACGACCAAGTTTCTTGGTTGGCAAATGCTTGGTGGCTTACTCCAAAACAAAAGTATGAGCAAATGGGTATTGAAATACCTGATTATGTGGACCAGGCAGAACTTGAAAAGTTGTACGTACCAAATAATTTAACTCCTACGGATGAGTTCATTCCTATTCAAGCACCAAAAAATTTAGAAGAACTTTTAAATAATAAATAAATGAAAGATTTAGAAAAGCAAATAAGCCAATTAGAAGCAGAATTTAAAAATTTAACTGCTGAAAAGGCTTTTGATGATATTGAAATGAATGAGCCTATCGAGCAAGTAGAGCCAACAAACGAACCAAACGAAGGCACTCCTCAAGATAACTTTGCAGATTTTGTAAGTTATTTAAAATCATCATTTGAGCAATCAATTGTATGGCATCATCAAACAACTTCTTATTCAGTTCATAAAGCGTTAAATAATTTCTACGATGAAGTTTTAGAATTAATTGATGGTTTAGTAGAAAGCACTTCAGGAATCTATGGCAGACCTACTGATTATGTAGTTGCTCCACCAATGAACTACGAAAGTCCTGAACAAGTAACTGCATACTTCCAAGCGTGTTATGCAGAAATACAAGAGGATAGAAAAGATATTTACCAAGAAACTTGGATTCAAAATCAAGTAGATGAGATTGCTCAATTGTTCGCAGAAACAATCTATTTACTTTCATTAAATAAATAATGAACTCCCAATACAAGAAATTGTATACTCAAGGATTAAAAACTTATTCTCCTCAATTCAAAAAAGAATTGCAAAAACAGGTGGATGAGTTTTGTCGTACCCAAGATTTAAACGCAATCTCAAGCAAAGGCTTAAAAAAGACACTTTACTCGCTTCATATAGCAATGGGTACTAAAACGGCTGAAATGTCCTACAAAAGCCTAAAAAAGACCAAGAATGCCATTTTAGTAATAGAGCAAAAGGGTTGGCTTACTGATTTATGGCAAAATGTTATCACTCGTTACCTGGACCTTAAAGGATTAAGTCAATTAGTCGAAGAAATAACGAATACAACAAAAGAACAAATCCAAAGATTTTTAAAAAAAGGTATTTTAGAAGGGAAGCCATTGCAACAAACAATTAAAGAATTAAAGCAATCAGGAATAACCAACTATCGTGCCGAATTAATAGCAAGAACTGAAACCGGCAGAGCTGCCAATGTAGGTTCAATGATTGGTGCAGTTAGTACAGGATTAAAAACAAATAAGATTTGGATTTCAACTTTAGATGCAAGAACAAGAAGAATACCACCGGATAAAACCGACCATTTGCATATGAACTTAGTTAAAGTGCCTATGGATGAAAGATTTGAAGTATTTGGAGTTGATGGTACTGAATTAATGCTTCATCCTTGCGACCCTACGGCTTCGGCGGCTAATACTTGTAATTGTCGTTGCACAATCGGATATAAAGTTGTAAAAAATAACAACGGAGATTATATAACTTATCAAGATGAACCGCCTCAAGGAGATGTTGGGCAGATATGGAGATTATTAACCGATTCACACAACAACGATATTTATACTCATATCATTCAAGCATTACAATAAAAATAATAACTTTGTTCTATGAGCAAAATTCAATTAAAAGATATTAACGATTCAATACTTGACGTATCTCCTAAAACAAGAACAGTAAAGGCAGTATGGTCAAGAATGAACAATGTTGATTTAGACGGCGATATTATCGTACCTGAAGCATTCACTAAAACAATCCAAGAGCGTGGACCAAAGGCAAAGAATATGATTTTTTCTTTGATTGACCACAAAGCAGATATGCACCACGTTATAGGAAAGCCAAGTGAACTTTATGTAGATGGCGATAAGTTAGTAGCAGTTACTCAAATAGTTCCTACTCACGCTGGAGAAGATATTATTAAACTTTATGATGCGGGTTTAATCAATCAGCACTCAATTGGATTTTCTACAATCAAATCTAACGAAGCTAAAAACGGAATTAGAACGATTAGCGAATTAAAACTTTACGAAGGTTCGGCAGTTCTTTGGGGTGCAAATCCTGAAACTCCAACTTTAGGATTTAAAAGCGAGGAATCATTATCTTTGCGTTTAGATGCTCTTTTGAAAGCAATTAGCAATGGTAAATATACCGATGCTACATTCAAATCATTAGAGTTAGAAATAAAGAGAATACAAGATATTCTAACAAACAACACTCAACCCGCAACCGCAGTTGAGCCGGTAGTTAGTGAGGATGCGGAAGTTCTCAAAGCAATTAAACAATTTAATAATCTATTTAAAAAGTAAAAATGGAAAATTTAGAATTAATCAATGAAATGGCTGAGAACGTAAAAGGCTTAAAAGCTGACGTTACTGCTAACATTGACGCTGTAAAAAGCGAAATCAAAGTCGTAAAAGACGAAATGCAAAAGCAATTTGATGCTGCAACTGCTGCTCAAAAGAAAGCTGCTTCAACTGAAGCAAAATCTCTTTCTCAATTAGTAGAAGAGAAAATGGAAGGTCGTATGGAAGAAGCTGAACAAACTTTGAAAAAAGGTGGTAAGTTCCGTTTGGAAATGCCTGAAGCTAAGACAATGACTATCGCAGGTAACGTAACAGGAGACCCTGTAATGACTTACTCTCCAAGACAAGCGTTACAACCAGCTCAATTAGTAAACTTCCGTGATTTAGTGCCTACTGTACGTTCTGCAACAGGTCTTTATACTTTCTTCAAAGAAAACACAGGAGAAACTAATAACATCGCTATTCAAACTGAAGGTGCTGCTAAAGGTTCTAACGATTACAACTTGACTGAAACTAAGATGGTAAACTCTTACATCGCAGGTTTCTCTCGTTTCTCTAAGCAAATGATGCGTTCATTACCTTTCTTAAGTCAAACTTTACCAAGATTATTGCAGAGAGATTTCTTCAAAGCTGAAAACGCTTCTTTCTTCGGTACAGTTTCTGCTGCTGCAACAGGTGTTACTACAATGACTGAAACAGTAGACTTAAAGCAATTAGTACAATTAATCGCTAACCAAAAGGCTGCAAACTTTAACCCATCTTTCATCTTAGTATCTCCTGCTCAACAAGCTCGTATTTTGATTGACACAATCAATAGCGGTTACTACGTTGGTTCAGGTAGCGTACAAGTTGGAACAGGTGGCGACATCACTATTTGGGGTGTTCCTGTTGTTTCTGCAACTTGGGTTACTGATAACAAAGCATTAGTAATTGATGCTGACTATATCGAGAGAATCGAAGTAGAAGGAATTGCAATTGAGTTCGCTTATGAGGATAGTGATAACTTCCAAAAGAACTTAGTAACTGCGAGAATTGAGTGCTACGAGGCAATCAACTTAATGTTACCAAATTCAGCAATTTATGCTTCTTTAAACTAATCACAAGGTTTAAAATAAATAAAATTACCCTCACTTTTATCGGTGGGGGTTTTTTATTATTATTATTGTAAATTTGTAAAAAAAGAATATGTCTTTCTATAATTACGTTAGAGATTATAAATTAATAGATCAAGGAACAGTTGTTGAGCCAGTAACACTTGCAGAAGCTAAAAATTATTGTCGTGTTTCAACTGATGCCGATAACGATTTAATAACTGATTTAATAACTCAAGCAAGACAAGCAATAGAAAAAGCAACAGGTTTGTGTATTATTAAAAAAAGCGTTCAAGTATGGTTTGATAATCCGGCGGGAGATATTTCTTTGCCTTGGGGACCAATGGACCCAACTTCATTTTCTTTATATAATCAAGATGATGCTGAAATAACTGCCGGTAATTATAAACTTTTAGGCGGTCAATATCCAAGCCTTTATCAGCCAACCTATACTATGATGTACGCTTTATATATAAGTGGATTTGATAGTGTCCCAAAAGACTTAAAAGTGGCTATTCTTGACCAAATAGACTTTGATTACGAGAATAGAGGAGCAGACGTAGAAAGATACGACCAAACAGGCGTTTGTCAAAAGGCTTGGAGAGCGTGTCAAAGATATACAAGAACAAGTCCAATTTTATAAAATGCAGATAGGTCAAAAAAAGAATAAAAACGTAAACTCATCTACGATGAATCGTAGAGCGGTTTTATATCAAGCATCATCTTTCCCTGATGGGGAAGGTGGCTATCAAACTGTTTTCCAAAATGTAGGCGAGGTTTGGTGCGATTTTAGACCGGCAAGAAGCATAAGAACTTTATTGGAAGATGAGAAAACATATTACCAAGATGCTAAAATGTATATTCGTTATGGAATAACAATCAACGAAGAATATCAAGTATTTGTTGAAGGTAAAATGTACACAATCCAATCTATTAACGATGTAGATAATGCTCATAGATTCTTAGAAATCAATTTTTATGGCTAACGGAATACAAGTTTTTGGGATTGATAAACTTATTGGCGACTTAAGAGCTTATAGCGAAAAGGTTGAAAATGGTTTAAATAATGCAGTAAAAGAAGCTGCATTAAATACTGAAACGGCTGCTAAAATAGATTGCCCTGTGGATATGGGGATTTTAAGAGGATCAATACATACTGAACCATTTGAAAATGAAAACGGGAAAGGGTGGGAAGTTTCAACGAGGGTTGAATACGCTCCTTATGTAGAGTTTGGAACAGGAGCAAAGGTATCTATTCCTTCAGGTTGGGATGAGTATGCAATGCAATTTAAGGGCAGTAAATCAGTAGCCGGAATGAATGCTCAACCATATTTAATTCCTAACTTTGAGATGCAAAAAGAACAATTAATAGCTAAAATAAAAACATTAATAAGCAATGTATAATCCTAATGTCGATATAAAAAAATGGTTTTATACCAATTTAGTTTCTGCAACAGGCTTAGGAGTTTATGATGGCATTGCTCCCGATACGGCAGGTAATGAATATTTAATTTTAACCGGCAGAACTTCAAGTCAAGTTCAAGGCAAAAACGGATATACCAATACTTTGGTGTTCACGATAGACATTGTCACAAAAAATGCTAACTTTGGCTTTAAAGATTCGGAAGCTATATCTAATCAAATTTTAGCTGCTATAAATTCCGATACTCATATTACACTTCCAACAGGGTGGAATGCCTCAAGTTTAAGTGTTGCCGGTATCAGAAATATACAAGCCTTAAATCCATTAGACAATGTTTTTAGAACCTTATTAACATATAATTTAACAATAACACAAACTCAATAAAATGTCAGAAAGTAAAGTATCAGCAAGAAGTTACTTATTATTCGCAGATGCTACAAATAGTGGCACATATAGCGTAGTAGCTTGTTTAACTTCAAATGCAATCACATCATCTAACAACGTAATCGATGCATCTTCAAAATGTGGGGATGACTACGAGCCAGGACCAAACTTTAAGCAATCAATTAAAGCCGAAGGTTTTGCAATCGACCAAACAGGAACTCCAAGTAAAGATTCTTACGATTTACTTTATTCTTTGCACGTTGCTAAGACTAAATTTGCAATCAAAATGGGTCCTTCTGCTCCTGCAAGTGGTAACGTAGTTTATGGTGGAACTGCAACTGATTTGGTTTTCATTTCAGCTTGGGATTTAACTGCTCCTGATAAAGAAGATGTTAAGTTTACTGCAACTTTTGAAGTAGTAAATCCTCCATTAACACAAACAAAAACTACATAACAACTAACCAACTATGTACGAATTAAAACTGAAAAACAACACAATCCATTTAAAATGGGGTACTTGGGCAATGCGTGAGTTTTGCCAAACCTACAATTTAACTTTAGAAAAGTATTTTGAAGCGTTAGCAGATACCCAAAAAGATATTGATAAGATTGTAAAATTATTTTTTATTGGATATAAGGCAGCTTGTTTAACTAATAAAGAAGAAGTAGTTTATAACGAAATTGATGTATGCGAATGGATTGATGAAATCGGGTCTATTTATGTTAGCGAAGGACAAGTGGTAGAATATTTTAAATATATTTTATCTACCATTAATGTCAATGTAACTGATGTAAAAGATACCGAGAAAAAAAAAGCCTCAAAACGCTAACTTGGGATGACATTTTAGTAAAGGCTGCTGAATGTGGAATTAAGCCAAGTGAATTTTGGGAAATGACTTGGAAAGATTATAGTATTATCGTTTTGGGAACAGAGCGTAAGGAGCTTAATGAATGGGCGAGGACAAGAAACCTCGCCTATATTATTTATTTAAGTAACTCAGGAGATAAGCACCCAAAATCATTAAAAGCCTTTTGGCATATACCTCAATTAGATGATATTGATGAGCCGGAAGAGGTTATGCTATCAAATGAAGAATTATCACGAACTTTGGCACTATACGGAATAAATTAAAATAATTATGGCAGAATTTAATTCATACTTAGGGGTCAAGTTTCAGTTCGATAGCGCAGATGCAAGAGCAGATATTATTAAGCTCTTAAATGATTTAGATTACTTTGAAAAAAAGCTAAAAAATAATTTTGATACTGAATCTATTAAGAGATTTACCGGTGCTATGGATACTGCCAAGCAAGGTTTATACGAATATGGAATACAAGTAGATACAGTTACTCAACAATCGTTTCAAAATTTTAGGGCGATTGGTCAAATGGATAGAGTTACTCGTGAATTTGCTTCAGGGGGTTTAAATCAGGGGTTGAATGGTCTAACAATGTTAGGGAATACCCTTACAAGATTATCAATACAAGAAGGTGGATTTAAAAATGCAATTTCAAGTTTAGCCGGAGCATTTACAGGACCGGCAGGTATTGTTTTAGCGGTTTCTGCGGCAGTAGGCTTGTTTGAGGCTTACGAAAAACAAATAAAAAAAGCAGAAGAAGAAAATCAAAAATTTTCTAAGAGTTTAGATGATGCAAAAGCAAAAGGTTTAGAGCAAGGATTAAAACTTCAAGAATTAATATCAATATCTGAGGATCAAACTTTATCAGATAAAAAAAGAACTGAGGCTTTAAATGCAGTTAAAAAAGCAGTAAGCGAAGTAAATGCTGAGTATGGCGCTCAAATTAAGACTTCTGAAGATGCTAAAAAAGCCGTTGATTTATTAACTCAAGCATACATTCAACAAGCCGTTGTTGGGGCGAGAATGGCGAAAGTAGCGGCTGATACAATAGCATTAGAATCAGCACAAACAACTGTTGCAAAAGCAAAACCAAGTGATATTGGTAAAGTTATAGCTGCTCAAACTACTCAACAATTAGGAGGTACTGCGGGTTTAGGTGCCGGATTATTAATAAAATCTTTAGGATTACAAGATTTATCTGATGCAATAACTGAATCAAAGAGATTAAAGGAAGAATTAGATAAACAAACTGCTGCACTACAAGATGATATAAAAAAATTATCACAAAATCCTTTTGGTGTAGCATTGGCTACAGGAATGGAAGGAATACAAAGTGGTAAAGGTAAAAATTATGATTTATCTGATGAGATTGCCAAAATTGAAAGAGAGATTGAATTAACTGCCAAATGGGCAAATGAAGAATATAGACTTTATAAGCAAAGAGAAGAATTTGCTAAAAAGAATTTATCAATTCAAAAGGCTGATGTTGGAGTAAACAATTTTAATGATTATTTATTTGCGCAACAACAAAAGCAAGAGAAAAAACAAAATACTCCTTTTGAAGATATAGCGACAAACGCTCCTAAAATACCAGATTGGATGAATGAATTTACTGAATCAGTAAATAAAAATGATGCTGCAATTAAAAAAGAATATCAAGATTATAAAGATTTTTCAAACCTTTTATCTAAAACATTGACTAAAGACATAATGGGTCTTTGGGATGCAATGCAAAAAGGAGAAAATATAGGAGATGCAATAGGGCAAATGTTTAGTAAACTTGCCGAACAAATAGCTGCGGCTGCTTTACAAGCTGCTTTATTTACTACAATTTTAGATTTGGTTAGCGGCGGAACTGCCGGAGGCGGGGCAAGTTTTGGAGATATGTTTAGCCAATTATTAGGCATTCCTAAATTTGCTGAAGGTGGGGTTGTTTCTAAACCTACGCTTGGGGTATTTGGGGAAGCCGGTCCTGAAGCAGTAATGCCTTTATCTAAATTGGGTAATGTAGTTTCTAATTCATTTAGCGCAGGTTCAATGAGTGGTGGAAGCCAAATGGCAGGGGGACAATTTACTTTGCGAGGCAATGATTTAGTTTTAGCTTTGCAGAGAAGTAATTATTCATTAGACTTAAGAAGAGGAGCATAATGTCATACGCAAATAAATATCAATCAACATTCGCAACAAAAAGCGGTAAAACTGCTTATTTATATTTGGCTGAAGATGGTTATGTAGGAAGCGTTATTAATTATCAAGGAGTACACATAGACTTAAATTATATTCCAACTTCAGATGATCCATTTGAGCCTATTTATGCAAGTCAATTAAACGTAGTAATAGATATTACTGATGATTTGGTAGATATGCCAAATTTGGTCACTTTAAATGATAGGAAATACAACGCAAAACTTTACATTGATACAGATTTAGAGTGGCAAGGTTGGGTTTTGAGTGATAGCGTACAAATTAACTACTCAACTGGAAGAAGACAATTAAGTTTTAATGCCGTTGATGGTTTAGGTATTTTAAAGGATATTTTACTTCCTATTTCGGCTTCAACAAACATTAACGAATTAAATTCTCTTTTATATTATATTAATTTGAGTTTAAACTCAATAGCTTTCCCTACTAATCCAAACTTGAATATAGTTTGTTCTTATTTTAATACAGGTATGGATGATAGAGGAACGCATCCTTATAGCGAACCTTTTTCTCAAACTTATTTACCAAATAGAACTTTTGTAAGCAATTACATTTATTTAGATTGCTTACAAGTATTAAGTAATATAGTAAAGTCTTTTGGTTGTAGAATATTTCAAGCGGGTGGCAAATGGTGGATTGTAGCAATAAATGAATTTGCAAATACGGGAGCTTATTTTACGCAATATGATTATGCCGGAACAGTTGTATCAAGTGGGACAATAAATACTTTGAGTACAATTCAAGGTTATACCGGCAATACAAGCGGACTATATTTTATAGATAATTCTCAAATGAAAATTTTAAGAAAAGGCTATAATATGTTACAACAAAATATTTCTATTCAAACTGCCGATAATTATGCCCCTAATGGTAATTTTAGACCTTATACGGGCAATATGGTTGCAAATTGGGATATTGGTGCAACAGGAACAGGAAGTAGCGTTACAATAATTGATAATGCTTCTTATGATTCTGCTCAATATAGACTTATAAGAAGTTCAACTGGAACTGCATTTATTGAAATTGGTATAGCAAGTTCAGGACAACCGGCAAGAGGTCCATATATTAACGGCAACAACGCAATAGATGTTTCTTGGATATTTCAAGGACAAAGTTTGGGTTCAAGTCCAAGAGCATTGGTTTATTTATACATAACCGATGGCACAAGCCAATACAATTGGAATGGCACCGCTTGGATTTTGAATAGTGTTGGAACTTATCTAACAATTCCGGCTTATTCGGGATCAAGTGGTAATGATGTAAATACTTATAGTTTTAAAACTGCGCCTACTCCAATTGCGGGTCAATTATTTTTTAAACTTTCTTTAGAAGCAGGAACAGGAACATTTATACAAATTAGCAATTTTAAAATATCAATTACTCCATTTGCAAAAGAAGTTAATTATTTTGGTTATTTAGTTAATACTACATCTTATGTAAAAACAACTGACATTCCATATGGTTATGCCGTACCTGAAACGGGAACTGCTCCGGAGTTAGGGGTATTTTTAAATGCTTCGGGTGCTTATATGGATAGTTGGTACGAATACGGAACTGCAACTTATTATGATTCAATGTTCTCTTTATTGTATCAAAAATATATGAACATATTTGGCAATAATATAGTAAATATTGATGCAAGTTTAAGTTCTTGGAATACTGCTAACGGGTATTTAAACGCTGCTAAATTATTTAAGGCTGATGATACCGACCCCGCTCAAATAAATGTTAGTGCAAATTCATATATGTTAGGTAATTCGACAATAAGTTATCCTAATGATGAAACTAAGGTTACATTATTGCAAATATCAAATACTCCAATATCTGCGACCTTTGGACATACATTTACTTACAATACCTTTAATTAAGTTAAATTTGCGATATGATTAATAAAGTTTCAGGGAAAAATATAATGTTATACTATCACGACCAAATTTCTGGTAATGATATTCCTTTTGCTTGTTCTACAAATTGCACTTTTAACGTACAAGTAGGACAAAAAGAGGTTACAAGTCAAACATCGGCTTGGTATAAAGAATATAAAATAGATATAGCATCTTGGACCATTAGTTGTGATGGTTTAATTACATTAAGTAATTATGGTTATTTGTTTCTTTTGCAACAACAACAAAATAGAACAACGATTCAAGTAAAGTTTGTTATTGATAACGGAGTAGATGGTTTAGTTATTATTTCGGGCAATTGTAATCTTACAAACCTACAAATAAACGGACCTTATAAAGATACTGCAACTTATTCTTGCTCACTACAAGGAACGGGAGCTTATGGTACTTCAGGAACAACAGTTACTCCTTCAGGAACAGTAATCGTAGCCGGTGGAGTTGTTTACGATAAACAATATACTGCGGCGGGTGGCGAAACAACAATTACTTATACGGATATGATAGGCAAAACTTGTCTTTACGTTTCTCGAGGTGGTGTTGATGTGAGAGATATTGTTTCAAGTGGAGCAACAGGAGAGCAAGTAGGATTTAATCAAACTACGGGAGTATTAACATTCCCAAGAGCGTTAGAAAGCGATGAATTTATAAGAGGTTTATTCCAATAAAATATTAAAGATGAGTCAACAAATACAAATAACAGGAGGAGCAAAAGTTAGAAATTTAGATGGAGTAATAACTGGTTCAACGGGTGTTCTTAATAGTTTACCAATTAATGGAGCAAATGGTATTCCTCAATTAGATTCTAACGGAAAAATTTTAGTTTCACAATTACCTAATTCAGTAATGGAATATAAGGGTATGTGGAACGTGGCTACAAATACTCCGTATTTAGTAAATGGAACGGGAAATGCCGGAGATGTTTATTTAGTAACGGGTGCGGCTACCGGTGGAACATCGCACGACTTTGGAGCAGGTCCAATAACTTTTTACAATTCGGACCAAGTTATTTATGACGGCACAAATTGGGATAGAGCAAGTGGTTCAAGTGGAACAGTTACTTCAGTAGGTTTAACAATGCCTTCTGCTTTTTCCGTTAGTGGTTCTCCTGTTACCAATTCGGGAACATTAGCAGTTTCAGCTTTAGGAACGACTTCTCAATATATTAACGGAGCGGGTGGGTTGACTACATTCCCAAGTTTAACGGGATATGTTCCTTATACCGGTGCTACAAACGATGTAGATTTAGGAACTCACAAATTAACTTTAACTGATGAGCAATTTAACCCATCTTCAGCACCTTCTTATTCTGAAGGGGAAGTATGGTACGATTCAACTCAAAAGGCTTTAGCATATTACAATGATGTAACTAATAACACTTTACACATTGGGCAAGAGGTTCAATTAAAAGTTTACAATAATACAGGTTCAACAATTGTAAAAGGTGCGCCTGTTTATATTACTTCAACTAATAGCGGGTTTACTTATCCATTAGTGGCTTTGGCAAAAGCAGATACTTTAACAACTGCTAACGTAATTGGGGTGGCAAATCAAGATATTCCAACATCAACGGCGGGTTATATTGTACTTTCAGGGTTGGTAAGTAACATAAGCACAGGTTCATACACAGTTGGAACAGTTTTATATTTAAGTCCTTATTCTGCGGGTCAATTAATGAGTACAGTTCCTCCAACCGGATATGCGGTTCGTGTTGGTGTGGTTTCTTATTCAAATAGTCCTAATGGTTCTATTTATATTAACCAATCTAATGCTTATTCAACGGCTGCAAGTATTGTTGGAACGATACAAATTTCTCAAGGTGGAACGGGAGCGACAACTGCCGGTGGAGCATTAACAAATTTAGGCGCAGCAGCTTCAAGTAGATTAATTTCAACTACAACTCCTTTACAGGGCGGGGGAGATTTAAGCGCAGATAGAACTTTAAGCATTTTACAAGCCGGTACTTCTCAATCAGGTTACCTTTCTTCGACTGATTGGAACACATTTAATAATAAGCAAAACGCTTTAGGTTATGTG